GCGTAAATGGCGCGTCTCGGTCGCGGATCCTCGTTCCCCTGGAAGGCGCGACGGGCGCTCACCCCGCCGTCGGCCGACGTCACGGTCTCCTTGACCGGCGTGGCGGGGACGTGTGCCGCGGGCCTCTTGGGCGTCGCGCTCGCGCTCGGCCTCACGGGCGCGAGTGCCACGGGCGCCGCGGGCACGCTCGCGCCGACGACCACCCCAGCCCTCACGGGCGTGGCCGGGACGACCAGCGCGGGATCGGTCGCCCCGTCCTCGACTCGGGCGCTCACGGGCGCCGCGGGCACCGGCAGTGCGGGATCGGTCGCGTCCAGCCTGGCACCCGCGATCACCGGGGTCGTCGGGACCGGAAGTCTCGGCACGCTGGCGCCCTCGACGACCCTCACGCTGACGGGCGCCGCGGGCACGGGCGCGGTCGGCACGCTGTCGGCGGGCGGCGACAAGACCGTGGCCGTGACCGGCGTCAGCGCGACGGGCAGCCCGGGCAGCGTGGCCCCGGCGTCGGCCGTGCCCGTGACGGGAACGACGGCGACGGGATCGGCTGGCACTGCGGCCCCCACGAACGCCCGGGCGCTGTCCGGCGCGGCGGGGACCGGCGCCGTCGGGACCGTGACGTCGGACACGGGCACCACGGATGTCACCCGCGCGCTCACCGGGGTGGGCGCGACCGGCGCCGTCGGCACGCTCGGGGTGCTGTCGTCCTCGACGGTCGCCCTCACGGGAGTATCCGCCACGGGCGCGGTGGGGGCCGTCACCGTCACGGGCGCGGTGGCGATCGAGGGCGATCTGGTCACCACGACGTTTCAGATTCGGCGGCTGGTGGAGGGCACGCTCCAGGTCCGGCGCACGGTCACGGGCGAGGTCGAGCGATGAGCACAGAGGGCACCGTGCACGTCGGCGATACGTGGCAGACCTACAAAGCCAAGGTGCAGGACGACGGCGTGCCGTTCGACATGACGACGGCGACGACGAAAACGCTGATCTTCTGGACGCCGGCAGGCGTGCTCGAGCGCGCGGCCACCGTCTCGCAGGAAGGTGCCGAGTTCTATCTGAGCTACGCCCTGGTGCCGGTGACGGACGCCGCGTTTCATGCGCGGCCGGGCGTGTATCGGTGGCAAGGGTATCTCGTGTTCGCGGACGGGCGGGCAGGGAAAACGAACATCGAGAGCTACATCGTCCTGGGGAACTTGAATTGAGCAGCAACCGGATCGTGTGGGAAGGCCTCGACGAGCTGAAGGCCGCACTGCGGACCCTGCCGGCGGAGCTCGCGGCGGAGGCTGCCGGCATCGTGACCGGCGCCGCGGAACGCGCCAAGCAGGACATTGCCAGCTCGTATCCGGAACGGACGGGGAACCTCCGCAAGAGTCTGACGCTCAGCCGCGGTTCGAAGGTGGGACGGTTCGGGACGAGCAGGATCCTGAAAAACAACTCCAAGATCGCCTGGATCTACGACAACGGGTCACAGGCGCGGCACTACATCACGAAGGCTGGCAAGAAGCACGAGACCGGCAAGATGTGGGGGCAGAGACCACCGACGCATCTGTTTGTGGGCACCGTGATTCGGCAACGGCGGGCGATGTACGAGCGGCTCAAGGAGCTCCTCACGCGGCATGGGTTACAGGTGAGCGGGGATGCCTGATTCCTCCGCGATCGGCAACGCCCTGGTGGCCAAGTTGGGCGCGGATGCCGTCCTCCTCGCGCTGTGTCCGAACGGGGTCTACGAGGGCCTGGCGCCGCCGGGCGCGACCCGGTTCGTGATCGTCTCGCAGATCCTCTCGACCGACGAGGCGGAGTTCGGACGCCGCGGCTTCGAGGAGCATCTCTTTCTCGTCGAGGCGCGCGCCCTGTCGTCGGTGGGGGATGTGCGCGCGGCCGCCGTACGGCTCGACGAGCTGCTCGAGGACGGCACGCTGACGGTCCCTGGCTACGAGCCGGTGCGGCTGCATCGTGAGGAATTCGTCAGGGGGACCGAGCGCGACGACATCGACCCGACGATCGTCTGGAAGCGGCGCGGCGGGCAGTACAGCGCGCACGCCGTGGCCAAGGGGCCGACGCTCGTCGGCATCTATGGCGGCGCGGGGCTGGCGAATACGAGCAGCGGGGTCTCGTTCTCGCTGTGGTACGACCGCCCCTTGCAGGTCCTCGGGAGTCCGACGGCGCCGATCACGGTGACCGTGCAGTCGTCGAATCACGCGCTGATTCCCGATCTGACGCTCCCACTCGATCGCGTGAACAGCCCTCTGGATGCCGCCTTCACGTACGACGGAGACGTGACCCCCGGACGGGCGCAGCTCATTTTCACGAACGAGCCGCTCAACTTCACGGGCTGTACGGGCGTGACGTTGACCCTCTCTGAGGCCTCGCCTCGGATCGGCTGGGAGTTGATTCGCGATCTCGACGGCGTCCCGATCGAGCACGCACTCGGCGCGTTTACCAAGGTCGGCACGGTCGGCAGTTAAGAACAGGGAGCACAGACACATGGCGAAGTCACTCACGGCCAACATCTCGGTCTCCATTACCGGGAATCACACGAACCCGTTGGATCTCGGCACGGCCGGGCTCCCGTTTTCCGACTCGCTCTTGATCGCGTTGACCAACGGCACCGGCGCCAGCATGGCGGACCTGGTGTTCACGGATACGCGAACGCTGACTGCGAGCGCGACCGAGGATCTCGACCTGGCGGCCGTGTTGACCGACGCGTACGCCGCGGCGATCACGTTCGCGAAGATCAAGGCGATCTACTTCGAGGCGGCGGCCGGCAACACCAACGACGTCCAGATCCAACGGGCGACCGCGAACGGCGTGCCGTTGTTCATGGCGGCGCTCGACGGCTTGGCGGTGAAGCCTGGCGGGTGCTTCCTCTGGGCCTGTCCGGGCACCGGCGTCACCGTGACGGCGGGCACCGGCGACCTGCTCACGATCACGAATTCGGCGGGGACGACGTCCGTCACCTACGACGTGATCATCATCGGCACCAGCGCCTAGCACGACGGTTGGCCACGGCGCTCAGCGCATGGCCAGCTATTTTCTGGGTCACCACGGGTCTCTTCGGGGTAACGAATCGAAAGGGCGGATACAGACATGGCAATCCTCACCGGCCGCTACGGCACCATCAAATGGGATCCCGCGGGCATCACGCCTGTCGCGTTGATCTCCCTCAACACCTGGAAGCTGTCGCTCAAGACCGACTACGAAGACGTCACCTGTTTCGGGGACACCAACAAGGTGTACGTCCCGGGCATGCGCGACATCTCGGGGTCGATCGGCGGCTTCTGGAACTCCAGCAACGTGGCGCTCTTCACCGCGACTGGAACGGCCACGCCGGGCATGTTGGACCTCGCGCCCAACTCCACCGAGTCCACGTTCCACTTCTACGGCCTCGCGTACCTGGACGCTGACCTCGACTGCTCCGCGAAGGGCGCGCCGAAAGTCACGAGCACGTTCAAAGCGGCCGGCCCCTGGATCGAAGCGCCATAAGGGCGCGTCGTGTTTCGGTCCATCACCCTGCGCGGCGGCGCGGCGGCGATCCTCTGTGGGCATCGTCCGGCGGCGACGCTGCGCAGTTGGTCGATCGCGAACGTCCACGGGCAGTGGACGCTCACCGCCACCGTCGAACGGAAGGAACCGATCTACATCCAGCAACCCGACTTGCTGTTCACGGCGCCGCACGAAGGCGCGCGCGACGGGTTCTGGGCATGGCCGGTCATCAAGGGCACGTTGCAGGTGGGCGACCGTCAGCTGATCGCCCACCTGGGACCGCCGGAGCAATAGAGGAGGACCCATGGGTCGCTCACGTCTCGTGAAATCGAACACCGTCCGGATCGCGATCTCAGACGGCGATTGGATCGACGTCCATCGTCGGTTGAATGCCGGCGAACAGCGCAAGGTCTACGACCTGAGTCGGGGACCCGACGGGCCAGAGGGAGAACTCAAGATCGACCGGGTGCGGGCCGGCATCGCCACGGTGATCGGGTATCTCGTCGACTGGTCCTTCGGCGAGGCCGACCCGTCGTTGGCCATCCGCTACAAGCCGGAGGCCGTGCCGGCCGCGATCGATGCGATCGATCACCAGACGTTCGTCGAGATTCTGCGGGCGATTGAGGCGCACGAAGCCGCCATGCAGGCCGAACGGACCGCCGAAAAAAACGTCCCGGCTGGCGCGATCACGTCCGATCCGATCTCGCCATTGCCATCCGGACCGGAATGACCCTGCGAGACGTCCGCGAACTCGACGTCGACGACTACGACGTCCTCGTCGAGCTCTTGAACGAGCAGAACACACAGCACGAGAGCGACACAGACACCTAGATGGCCATTTCCGGATCCTTCCTCGCGGACTTCGCGAACTTCTACGACGCCTGCCAGAAGGCGGAGACGTCGCTGAAGTCGATTGAGAGCGGGGGCTCGAAGGTCCAGGCCTCCCTCGATAAGATGGTCGATTCCTTCTCGGGTCGCAAGATCATCCAAGAAGCCAACCTGATGGCGCAGACGTTTGACCGTCTGCAGAAAGAAGGCATCGGGCTGACGTCTCAGGAACTCGCACGGATGGGCGCGGCCGGGGCCGCCGCCTCCGAGAAGTTGCTGGCGATGGGCCAAAAGGTCCCCGAGGGCATCCAGCGGATCACCAACGCGTCGAAGGAAGCCGCGGAGAAGTTGACGGCGATGGGTCAGGATTTTGGCATTCAGAAAGTCGCCACCGAGTTCAAAGCCTTAGGGGACCACACCGCGACGGCCACGACCTCGTTCGGGTCGCTGGTCGCCAGCTTCGTCACCGCGGAGGCGATCACCGCGGGCGTGAAGATGGCGTTCCGCGCCGTGGTCGACCTCGCCAAAGAGATGGGGCAGATCGCCTTACAGGGCGCCGCCGTCGCCGACGTCGAAGAGAACTTCCGACACCTGACGGAGCAGGCCGGTCTCCTGGGCGATACGCTCCTGGGTACGCTGCGCGCGGGAACGCACGGCACGGTCACCGATTTCGAGCTCATGAAGTCGGTCAACAAGGATCTGGGTGCCGGGCTGATCCTGACCGACGCGCAGTTCGGCACGCTGGCGAAAGGCGCCTTCGCCCTGGCGCAAGCGACGGGCGTCGATGTGAAAGCCGCGTTCGACACGATGAACGACGCGATGCTGACCGGCCGCGCACGGGCGCTGGCGCTGCTGACCGGCAAGATCGACCTGGAAGCGGCCGAAACCAAGTACGCCGCCTCGCTGGGGATGACCCGGGACAATCTGACCGACGCCGGCAAGCTCGAAGCGGCGCGCGCCGCGATCCTGGACGGCGTGACGGCGGCCACGCAGCGACTCGGCGAACAGACGGACGGCCTCGACGAGCGCGTGGCCCAAGCGCAGACGTCGTGGAAGAATTTCAACGACAGCCTCGGCAAGACCATCGCGACGTCGCCCGTCCTGGAAGCGGGATTCGTCCGCCTGAAAGAGGGATTGATTCAGGCCTTCGGAGGCACCCAGCAGGCCCTGATCGCCAACATCGGCGTCGCGGTCAACAAGGCGGCGATCATCGTGGTGGACTTCGGGATTGCGGCGATCGAAGGGGGACGCGTGTTCCACATGGCGTGGAGCGGTATCCAGACCATCATCCTCGCGGACGCCACCGCGCTGATGGGCATGGCCGCCGCGGCCACGACGGCCTACGCCGCGGTCGCGAAAGGCGCGACCTATCTGCCCGGTGCGACGCAAGCCGACAACGACCTGGCAGCCTCCGCGCAGGCGGCGGCCGATGATCTGTGGCTGATGACTAAGGGCCTCGCCGCACAGACGGCCGAGGCGTGGGAAGGGGTCAAGGGGACGTCCGAGTTCGACAAGACGCTCGACAAACTCGGCGGCGTGCTGTTCCAAACGCGTGATGCGATGCTGGCCGCCCAACGAGAGACGACGGCCTTCGTGCCCCCGCTCAAGCAGGTCGCGACCGCGCACGAGGCCGCGGGCGCCGCGGCCACCCGGCACGGGGAAGCCCTGACCAAACTCAGCCCCGCCCAGGAAGCCGCGGCCCGCAAGTTCAAGGAGGCAGTGGAGGAGGTCGAATCAGCCGGCACCAGTTGGCAGACGACGCTCTTGACCATCGACGGAGGTGTCGTCGACTACGAGAAATCGCTGTTACGAGCGGGCGTGTCGCAAGCCGCGCTCGCCACCTACTTCGGCCAGACCGCCACGCAGGCGAAAGCCGTCGCGTCATCGGTCGCCGACGATACGGAGCAACTGAAGCTCCAAACGGGGGTCTACGCCGAACTCGTCAAGGTCACGGACGACTACTACAAGATCGTGAACGCCGCGAGCCACGACACGGTGTCCGCGCAAGTGAACGACGCGTATCTCGTCGCCGACGCGAGGATCGCCGCGATGTACAAGGCGAAGACCTACAGCATCGAGGCCGAGATGGCGATCTGGGCGGCGGCCGACCAGACCGCCGACAACATCATCCGGAAGAATCTCGAAGGGGACGTCA